CGATGCAAAAGGAAAAACACCTAAAGGCAAAAATTGCGTTATAGAGATGAAATTCCGCAATAAGTACTATGAGGAAAAGATGCTTGAAAAAGACAAGTACGATGCTTTAATGGCTTTAGATGATGAGGTAAAGATATACTTTGTTAATGACCCCAAAGGAAACTTTATGTATTGGCTCAACACTTTAGAGATGCCAAAGACAGTAAAGATGTATTGTCCAGATACTACAATGTGGACAAAGAAAAGATTGCTTAAAGATGTTTACTTGCTTAAAGAAAACCAAGCAGTTAGAATAAATATAAATATAGAACCACATTAGTTGTTAAATGTTTTGTTTATAATATAGATTAATGTATATTGCGCTATGATAGTAAATGAAGCAGCTTGGGAAAAGTTAAAAAAGCAAATAGAATTTCATACTGAACAAGATAGTGAGATAACAGATGTACAAATTAACTACCAAGTAAAAGAAACGAAGAACAGAAATTATTTAAAACTTAACATAACAATAGACAAATGGGACAAGATAACAGGGTAAAAGAATTAGAAGTGCAAGTTGAAATATTAAAAGCACAATTAGAAGAAGCACAATCACACACTTACATAGGGGAAACAGATTGCTTACATTGTTCAGATGGTGAGATACATATTGGTTACGATGATAACAAAACACTTGTAATGGAAGTTGAACAGCTTTTTAAGGATTTACCTTTTATTATTAATCAAGTGTGTAAAGAACAAAAGAAGATGCAAGAAATGCACCTTGAAATGATTAAAGAAGCATTGGTATGATTTTATTAGTAGATGCAGATAGTTTAATCTTTGCAAGTTGTTACCGTAAAAGAGAAACACCAGATGATGAAAAGTACTACACCGATATTGAGGATAGTAGAAACAAGTTTGACCAGCAGTATATGCGAATTGTTAACGACTTGGAAGAAAAATATACAATAGACAAGGTATTATGTTTTAGTGGTTCAAAGGGTAACTTTAGAAAACTAATAACAAAAAAGTACAAAGCCAATAGAAAGAAGCAAGAACTACCTCCGCTTTTAAATGAGATGCACCAATTTGTAAAAGAGCAATACGATAGTATATGGGGTTACGGTGTAGAAACAGATGATATGGTTGCTAGGTACTGGAAACAGATTAGTGATGATATTGGTAGGGATGAAGTTATGATAGCCAGCATAGATAAAGACTATAAACAATTCCCTTGCTTGATGTACAACTATCACTACAAGCACCAAGTTGTGTTAGACATAACAGAAGAAGAAGCTATGTACAATTTCTATGAGCAAATGATTGTTGGTGATACTGCTGACAATGTAAACTACTTTAAGGGTAAGGGTAAAGTGTTTGCAAGTAAGTATTTTAAAGACTGCTTAACTAAATACCAATACACAAGAAAGCTATACGAATTATTTAAACAAGAATACAAAGGTAAAGCAAGACAAAAATATACAGAGTGCTATCACCTTTTAAAATTAAGAACAGAATGAAAGATAAAATAGTTGAAGACTTAAAAAGAGAGTTTGACATAAGAAGTTGTGTAGGAATAGACAAATACAAAACAACACTACAAGACAATAACAAAGATGACTTTTTACAACACTTAAAAGAAGAACTAATGGATGCAGCATTATATATCCAAAAACTACAAAGCAATGGTAAATGATTTAGAGATAGTCAAGGAAGCAATACAAAACCAAGACTATCAAGATGCAGTTAAAATGTTAACCGAGATACAAGAAGATTTAAAAATATTAGCTTTATGCAAAACGATATAGACAAACTAGAAACACCAGAACAAATAAGTGATTTGCTTATACAATTATCTGGAATAGATATATACAAACAAACAAGACAAGCAGAATATGTAGAACATCGTGCTTTACTATGTCATATATTAAGAAACAAACTAGATATGAGATGGGTAAGCATATCAGACTTTATAAAATCAAACGGTAAATCATTTGACCACGCAACAGCAATACACGCAAACAAAATGTATCCTATCTATAAACAATCAAGATTTGATTATTATGATAAACTAGAGAGTAATTTTATTGTAAGGTCACAATTACAATACAGCCAACTATCGAGATTAGAGATTATAGAAAAAAAACACGAGGCACTAGAAAAAGATTATTTTAAAGCAATAGAAAAACTAAACAAACTAACAAAAGAAAGTAGCCTAACACATAATGAAAAGAAATACAGAAACCTAGAAGAAGAACAACAAGATATGTATGATGAAAGAGCAGCTTTAGTATTAAAGTCTTTTGAATGGAAACAAAACAATAGTGAATACGAAATAATAAACTGTGCAACTTAAAAACAGAATTATGAAAATAACAAAACAGAAAGTAAAAAAACTATATAATGATTTTAAGGAATTAAAAACTTATGACTGTTTATTCAGATATAATAAAAATGATTATAATAAATATCGAGTTAGTCTTTCAGAAAATTGTAAACCAATATATCCACATCAAGGGATTTATTTTTTACTTGAAAACAATTATGTAACTTATGTGGGTATGTCTATTGCCAGTATAGAAAATAGAATATTTGGAGATGGCAGTAATAACTTTTACACAAATCACTCTAACACAAAAATTTTCAATAGTTTCAAAGTGCTAAATTTAGAAAGTAAAAATAAAAATTATATAACAGATTTAGAGTGTACATATATAAATATGTTTGCACCACCTCAAAATGCAATGTTAAATAATAAATACTATGTTAATCTTATGCCTTTGGAGTACACAAAAGAAAATACAATAGGTAAAAAATCATACAACGAATATACAGATTTAATATCTGAACAACATTTAAAATCTATTAGGCAGTTTCATCTAAAAGATAGAATGAATAATATTATTCACAATGAACTAAAAAAACAATGAGTAAGAAACTAATACAAAAGCTACAACAGCTACTAGACAAACTACCAAAGGGTAAAGAAAGAAAAGCAATAAGAGAAAGACTGTTAAACTTAAAGCTAAATAAAAACAAAGTTTAATTACGTTATATAATTGAATAAACAAATTTGTATCAAATGGATAAAAGAAAAAATAACGGTGGTGTAAGAGAGGGTGCTGGAAGACCAAAGAAAGCTGATGAACTTAAACTAATTGAAAAGCTAGATAACCTTATTGATAATGATGAGGTGATTAAAACACTAGGTAAACAAATTCTAAAGGGTGATAGTCGTGCTATGTCATTATACTTTGGTTACAGATATGGTAAGCCAAAAGAGAGTGTGGATATAACATCATCAGATGGGTTTAATATTAACTTTAAAGATATCATCAAATTTAAGTGATAGACATAAACACAAAGTATGAACCTATCCAAACATCAGATGCAAGGTATTATATTGTAACTGGTGGTAGGGGTTCGGGTAAATCGTATTCTATAAACTTGCTATTGTTGTTGCTTACTTTTGAAGCTGGGCATACAATCTTATTTACAAGGTTTACACTATCGAGTGCGTACATTTCTATTATACCAGAATTTATTGACAAGATAGAAACACTTAAACTACAAGACTATTTTCATATCACAAAGGATGAGATACGAAATAAGCTATCTGGTAGCAAGATAATCTTTCGTGGTATTCGCACATCTAGTGGTGACCAGTCTGCAAATTTAAAAAGTTTAACAAATGTTACAACTTGGGTAATGGATGAAGCAGAAGAATTAATGGATGAAAACATCTTTGACAAGATAGATTTAAGTGTTAGAAACCTAAAACAAAAGAATAGGGTAATACTAATTTTAAACCCAGTTACAAAAGAGCATTGGATATATAATAGATTTTTTGAAGATAAAGGTGTACAAGCTGGTTCTAATGCAACCAAAGGAAATACAAACTATATACACACAACTTATTTAGATAACATCAAGAACCTATCTAAAAGCTATTTAGAACAAATAGAAAACATAAAGAAACGTAGACCAGATAAATACAAACATCAGATGTTAGGTGGTTGGTTAGCAAAAGCAGAGGGTGTTATATTTAGTAATTGGCAGATAGGTGAATTTAAAAAAGTAGGTGTTAGTGTCTTTGGCCAAGATTATGGTTTTGCAGCAGATGAAAATACATTAGTAGAAACCAACATTGATAGCACAAACAAAATAATCTATTTAAAGGAGTGCTTTTATCTCAAAGGTCTTACCACATCAGAAATAGCTAACCTCAACCTTAAACACGCTAATAATAGTCTTATAGTAGGTGATAGTGCAGAACCAAGATTGCTACACGAACTTAAAGCAAAAGGTTGTAATGTAGTCAAAGCAATAAAAGGGCAAGGTTCAATTACTTATGGTATAGCTTTACTACAAGATTATGATTTGATAATTGAAGAAAACAGTATTAACCTCATCAAAGAACTAAACAACTACTCCTGGCTTGAAAAAAAGTCTAAAACACCACAAGACAAATTCAATCATATTATAGATGCAATCAGATATGCAGTATCATATCAACTACAAAATCCAAATAGGGGTAATTATTTCATAAGCTAACTTACTTATAACTAGCACATTATAAATTATTTTAAAAATAGTTGTTAAATTGTTTGTTTATAACATATAGTTAGTTGTATATTTGCGTATAACTAATTAACTAAAACAAAACATTATGAAAATCATTAAAGAAATAATACTTAACCTAAGAACAAAAGAGACTCAAGAATTTGATATCCTTAACAAAAAGCTGCAAATGGAGTGGACATTAAGATTTGAATTTATTGATGGAGATATTTGTATGATTATAAACGAGTCTACTCTTACAGCGGTTTGGTTTGAGACGATAGAGGAGATTGAGGCTTTTCTTAAAGATTCTTTTCTGTCAAAAAAAGAGTTTGAATTAATGTAATAACTAACGGGGGTGTAAAAACCCCCTTAACAAAACAGATATGAAAGAAATAATAAACAATTTAGAATATGTGATTGATGACATTGAAGCAAGGATATATAACAGCCTTGATAGAGATGAGGTGTGTATGCTTACAAGAGCAAAGCAAGAAGCTACTGCAACACTTACTACATTAAAATATATAAACCAATAAGCAAAGGGTAGGAGTTATCCACTAACAATAAATTTGGTCGTTGACGGTTATCACGGAGGCTACCTACCTTTTTTTTAAAAACAAACAGATGAAAGAATTAATAAACAAAATTTTAGTAAAAAGAAGCATCAGACCATATAAGGTAATAGCTTTATCAACTGGTGTAATTGTAGAACATTACCGTAATGGTAAACTTAAAACAGAATATTATGGATTGGTATAGTCAAGAAGAACACAAAGAATATGAATGCACAGAGTGTGGTACTGAAATAGATAAGCCAGGTGTTTGTTCTGGTGCCTGTCACGAAGCAAGTATGATTTAGTTAGTTGAGTTAGTTTTGAGTAAAAGGTGCATCAGAAATGGTGTGCCTTTTTTTATTATATTTACTTACTATAAAAAACCATTTTAAAAACGTTATATAAGTATGAAAGTTGAATTGATAGTACCAAGTGATTTATCTGAAATAACATTAAAGCAATACCAGAAGTTTCTAAAGCTGCAAGATAGCAATGAGGATAGTTACTTTTTACAATGTAAGATGATAGAGATATTTTGCAACCTAGAAGCAAAGAATGTAAGGATGCTTAAGGTAGGTGATGCAAACAAAGTTGTTGAGGTTTTAAATAATATGTTTGAAGCAAAACCAGACTTAACAAGAAGAATTAAAATTGGTGGTGTTGAATATGGAATGATACCAAACCTAGATGACATTAGTTTGGGTGAATATATAGATTTAGACACCTACATTGGTGATTGGCAAAATATGCAAATAGCAATGAATGTATTGTATAGACCAATAGAAAAATCAATAGGAGAAAAATATACTATTGTAGACTATGAGGTTGATGCAAAAGAAAAGCTAGAAGAAATACCTATGGACATTGTTCTGGGTTCAATTTTTTTTTTGTACAATTTAGGGATAGAATTATCAATGGTTATGGTGAACTATTTGGAGCAGCCGCAAACGGCCAACTCGATGCATCAACAAATTTTTCAAGAAAATATGGATGGTATCAAAACATCTTCACTAGCCTCGCTCAAAACGATATTAGAAGAATTGAAGATATCACTAAATTAAATGTACATAAATGCTTATATGCTTTAGAGTATATGAAAGAAAAAGCAGAACTAGAAGCAAAAAGAATTAAACAAAATTTTAAATGAGCAATCAAGGTGTAAGAGGATATTACCAGTTAACCTCAACAATAGAAGACCAACTACTACTAGATGTAAATACTAATACAGTATCTATTGGTGATATAACTGATGTAAACTTAAACAAACAAGACATATTCCCTTTGGCACATATCATTGTTAATAGTGTAAGTGTAGAAGAACAAGTGTTGAGGTTTAGCATTACAATACTAGCTTGTGACATTGTAGACCAAACAAAGGATTTAACAACAGATAGATTTACTGGTAACACTAATGAGCAAGATATTCTAAACACGCAACTAGCGGTCTTAAATAGGCTTATACAAAGGTTAAGAATGGGACAGCTACACCAAGATATGTACCAACTAGAGGGTAACCCAAGTTTAGAACCATTTATGGATAGGTTCGAAAACCAATTAGCTGGATGGTCAGCATCAATAGACATATTAATTTACAATGATATATACATCTGCTAATGGAGTTTAACAACCTTGAAGCTGTAATGACCCAATACGCTAAATATGTAATTCAGCAGTCTAGAAGCAGATTGACAAAAGATGATAAAGGTGGTGGTGATTTATACAACTCTTTATCTTATAACTTGCTAGAAGATGACCAGGCAATGTTGGTAGAATTTATGATGGAAGATTACGGTGCTTTTGTTGATAGAGGTGTAAAGGGTAAGACCTCAACATATCCACAAACAAGTGCAGCACTATCACCATTTCAATATGGTAGCGGTACTGGTCCAAAAGGTGGTTTAACCAAAGGTATTGATAAATGGTTAAGAAAGAAAAGGTTTCAATGGCGAGATAAAAAAGGTAAGTTTATGAGTTACCAAAGTATGAGATACTTAATTGTAAAAAGTATTTACAACAAAGGTTTAAAAGCAAACTTATTCTTTACAAAACCATTTGTAGCTGGAATACAAAAATATGAATTAGATATGGGAAAAGCATTTGCAGAAGACATAAGGTCACAGATGGTATTCACCGAAAAATAAAATTATGGATTGGACATTAGGCATAGCATTTCATTACCCACATAACAGACTTATGTTAGGATGGGAATACATCGCAAAAGATGAAAGATATACATACACAACAATAAGGTTCTATTTGTTTATAGCAACCCTAACACTAGACTACTAAGATGGCAAATATAGCATTAAGAAACCCACAGTTTAAAAGTATTGCAGTAGCAGCATCAATAAAATCTGTTGTTTGCAGAATATCAATAAATGGAACATTAAGGTACACATTGACTAAAAACATACCAGTTGTTTTTGCAGCAACTCCAACTATCAATTTTGACATTGCAGAACTTGCAAGGGATTATATAGAGATAGAATACCAAAGTAATTACATACCTCAAACTGTTGATATAGAAACTGTATTAACACCTTATGATGATTTTAATGGTGAGGGTAATGCTGGTACTGCATCAACAATAGATGATAGGGGTTTTGAAGCCTATGGAACTTTTGAAGAAGGTGTAAACCCAGAAGTACCTTTTAGAACTTCACCTACTTACTTAATACCAACAACAGATACAAGCACCTTTACAATATTTGCACCAAACAATACTGCTGGTATAATACCAAACATAACAAGTTTAAATGGCTTGGCAGCAAAAGCATATACGGTAAGTGATACAAGTGTAACAACAGTTGATAGTGTAGTGTGTAACATAAAAAGAATTGATTGTACAAAGTATGGAATTGGTAATAAGATAACCTACATAAACAAGTATGGTGTGCAACAAGACTTGTGGTTTTTCTTAAAAGAAACTAAAAACCTTGCAAGAACAAATGAGGGTTATAAATCAAACACAATAACCTATCCAAGTGGTGGTGCAACATACTCTGTGCAAGATGCACCAAACAAAGTATTTAACACACAAGCAAAACAAACACACATCTTAAGTAGTGGGTATTATCCAGAGTTTGCAAATCAACAATTTGAAGAACTATTATTAAGTGAGTACGTTTGGTTTAATAAGCCTATAAGCGGTATTGGGGTTGGAACAATAGTTGTACCAGTTAAAGTTAAAACATCATCAGTAGCCTTTAAAACAAGTGTGAATGATAGGTTAATAGAATACACTATGGAGTTTGAAGAAGCATTTGACTACATAAACAACATTAGATAATGCGTAGATTACAATTATATATTGGAACACAAAGAGTTGATTTGTTTAAAGATGAAACGGTTTCACTTACTCAAACTATTCAAAATGTAAAGGACATTGCAAAAGTGTTTACTGAATTCACACAAACATTTGCAGTACCAGCATCTAGTGTAAACAATAAAATATTTGAACACTATTATAATTTTGACATTATTGATGGTTTTGATGCTAGAAACAAAGTAGCTGCAAGAATTGAATTAAATGACTTGCCTTTTAAAACAGGTCTTATAGCTTTACAAGGTGTAGATTTAAAAAACAATCTCGCTCACACATACAAGATTACATTTTATGGTAATACGGTTAATTTAAAAGACATATTAGGTGCAGACCAATTAGCATCATTATCGGAATTAAACCAATACTCATTAGAATACAATTACGCAAACGTAAAAGCAAAGTTAGAAATTGGTTTAGCAAATGAACCGTTAATTGCTCCATTGATTACACACTCAAATAGATTAATTTACGATAGTGGTACAGATAATATAGGAGCAAATAATTTGTATTATAATTCAAGTAGCGATTATGATGAGAATGGAGTTTTGTTTACTGAATTAAAATTTGCTATAACACTTAAATCAATAATAGATGCAATACAAGCCAAATATACTATTGCAAATGATTACCAATCTTCCATAATATTTTCAAGTGATTTTTTCAACAACGCAACAAATGTAGATTTTAATTATTTGTATATGTGGTTGCATAGAAAAAAAGGTAATGTTGAAACAACAACCGCACAAGGTGGTTTTTCTTGGTCACCAGTACCTTTAACAATAAACACAGAAACAGGAGAAAGGATTTTATTTGTATCAAATGGTTCTATAACAATAGGTAGTGATTTTATAGGTGGTTTAGGTGAAACTAAATTAAGCATAACACCAGTAGGAAGTAATCCATATAGTGTAAGAGTTTTACAAGATGGTGCAGTATATGAGCAAAGAACCAATGTAACAAATAACCAATTATTTTTCCAAACAGAAGCAGATACGTTACCATCTGGAACTTATACTTTAGAAATAGCAGCAGATGCAACAGTTAGTTTTGCTGTTGGCAATATTAGTTGGAGATTTGAAACCTACAATACCGCGCCTGATACTGCTGGGGTTGCTTTAGTAAATAATGCGTCAATATTTAATACTGACTTACAAAATCAATTTACAATAACAGAGCAGATACCTAAAATGAAAATAATAGATTTTTTAACTGCTATTTTTAAGATGTTTAATTTAACTGCTTTTGTTAATGATGTTGGTGTAATAGTGGTTAGAACTTTAGATAGTTATTACGCAGCTAGTACACAAGTTTACAACATAGATAAATACCTAGATACTACAACATCAAAGGTGGATATTGCATTACCTTTTAAGGATATAATTTTTGGATATAAAGGTTTAGGAACAATATTAGCAGAAAAGTATAATCAAATAAATAACATTGAATGGGGTACTGAAAAATTTGTACTTGGTGGTACAGAATTTACAACACCAACAAAAAGCTATAAAGTAGAAATACCATTTGAGCATATGATGTTTGAAAGATTAGTTGATGCAAACCCCCTGTTGGTGTCACCAGCTAATGAAACAGAAATTTTATATGGTGTTAGTATTGATGATAATTTAGAACCATATATTGGAGAACCTTTGATTTTTTACAGAGAGTTTACACCTTTTGCACCAACACAAACCCCTATTGCTTTTAAAGAAACAGTAGCGGCTGCACCAGTTGAAATAACAACGTATAATATGCCATCAAATAGTTGGAGTATTATTCCAGCAACAAGCACATCAAATATAAATTTTAGTTTTGAAATAAACGAGTACACTTTAAATACAGATTTTCCTGGCACACTATTTAATAATTATTATTTAAATTATATTAAAGATGTATTTAATGAGCAAAGAAGATTAATAAAAGTAACAGCATACCTACCAATGAAAGTGTATTATAACTTACAACTAAATGACTTAATAGAATTAGGTCAAGATAGATACAAAATTAATTCACTAACAACAGATTTAACAACTGGTAAAACAGAATTTGAATTACTAAACACAATACTATGATTAAGAATATAATTGACTTGCTACAAGTTGTTGATGGTGAAACTGAAAACATAAAGATAGCACAGGGAAAATATAAATTAGCAGAAACACTTTCAAGTGGGTTTAAACAAACAAAAAGAAATTTAAGATGGCGCAAAAAATAGAAGTAGAATTTGAGTTAAA